ACTAGGTTGCAATGGCGCAGGTAATCCTGGTATTGTTCTACCTTCGCCTAAATCTAATACATCACCACCTGGAACATATCTTGTTATATCAATATATCTAGATTTATCTTGTGTTGGTAATTTTATACTTCTATGTGGTAGTATGGGTAATCCAAAAACTCTACCTTGTCTGTTTTGTGAAGCTGCAGCTCTCTCTGCTTCCTCATCACCTTCGCCAAGTAATGCACCTAAATTATTTAACATATATCCAAGAACTGCGTATTTAGCAAACTTCCAAGGTCTAACTACCGCAGTTTCTGCAAGTATAGGTATAACTCTATAAGTATATGCCAAGAAAGGTGTTGGTAAATTTCTTAATTTATTAATAGCTGGTGCACTAATATTATAATCAATAAAAGATTTTCTAGCATCTAGTGCAGCGTCTGCTGCTGAATAGCCTTTATTTAGCCTATCCATAAATAAAGCTAATCTAAATATTGCATCTTCAGATCTGTACCAATCACTAAGTTTTTGTAATCCTAGTTTATCTTTTAGTATAAGATCATTATGAACTATTTTAGCAATAGAAGTAGCATTTTCAAAAGCATTTTTATTGGGATCTACTTCATATAATTTAGACGTTATTTTTTTAGCATCTATATCACCAAGTTCTCTAGTAACATAATCTACGTCAAATACACCATGTGTTTGTGCGAGTTCTAATACTTTAGATCTTTTACCTTTTGCTGCATCACCAAATGCTGCGGCTGCTCTAGGTAATAATAATATATTACCATCTACTAAATCTGTTAATACAAAATTACTTACAATATTATTTACATGAACTGTTGGATTCCAAGCAGTTTTACTAGATTTCCAAATTTGATTTAATTTTCTATATTTTTCAAAAAATCCTTGATCGGGATTAGATGCTTTATAAATATCTACAATATTATTTTTTACTTCTACTGGTACAAATTTACCTGCAAGTTTACCATAAGTTGGTTGAATTGTATCTGGACGATTACCTGTAGGTATTTGAACTAATCCTAATCTATCTATTTCTTCAGTAGATGGGTCTGTTTTTACAAATGGTAATTGTGCAACATCTGCATAAAATTTATATTGAGGTAAAGTTTTAGACATTAATCTGCCAGTTTCTAATATAGCAAACGCACCATCTTCTATTTCACCCATACCCAAACGTTCTTGTTTAGTATATTCCCATCTAGCCGTAAATATTTTTTTATTTCTATATTTTTTATTTTTAGCTAATTTTTTTACTAACTCTGGTGTTGCAGTGCTATCATCTATGCCTAATTCTTTTTGTAGTTTAAAAGATAAATCAACATCACCAAATAATTCCCAACCATTATGATTTTGTAATGGGACTGTTTTTCCAGAATCATCTATAGTAAATGCTTTTGTTTTACTATATTTTTCTAACCATTCTGTAGGACTTATATCTTCTAGGATACCTCTAGCTTTTAAATCAGATCCTAATTTTGGGGCAGGATCTCCAGAGTATGTTCTTCTTAAATATCTTTTTATATTTCTTAATGCAGTTTCTTCTGTAATTAGACCTGCATCAACATACATTTGTGTTACTTTATTAATATTTTTTCTAGCTTGCTTTGATAAATTATCTATAGCTTTAACACCTATATCAAATTTAATATCTCCCTCAAGCATATTATATAATATTTTCTTTTCATCAGGTGTTAATTGCTGTGCTTTTTGGGCTATTCTTAACGCTTCTAATTCTATTTTACCACGAAGCCCACCTAAATCAATAGCTTTTAATCTAGCAATATCTTTAGGTAATTTAAATCCATCTATAAATTGTCTACCTAACCATGTAGCAAATGATATATCATCTTGTTTGCCTACTGCTGTTCCAGGTATTTTTGCTCTTCTAGCAACACCCATACCAGCAGCACCAGCCATAAAACCTAATACTGCTCTGTTAAATCTTGTTAAAGTATTTCCATCTTCTTCTGGTAATGAAAATCCATATGCACCACCAACTAATCCCGATCCTAACTCTGGTCCAAATTTACCTTGAGTAAAATAATCAAATGCAGGTTTACCTACATTTTTTTCGTATATATTTTGTGCTGCTTTGTAAGGACCTAATAATGTTTTAAAAAATTCTCTTGGACCTCTTAATATAAATGATTTATCATTTTGCTGATTAGGATTTATTTTTGTAGGTATATCATTTTTAGTTTCTACATTTTTAAATATTATTCTTTTTCTAGAATTTAAAATAACATCACCTCTACCTTTTATTTTTTGAATAGCTTTTTTTCTGCCTTCTTTAAAAATAGTTACATCTTCACTACCTGGTAATTTAACTTGTATAAAATCTTTTTCTTTAAGTTTAGATATGTCTGGTGATTCGTCTTCACTAAGTCCAAAACTTTTTTTAAGTTTTTTAACTTTTAATAATTGTAATCCTTTTCCTATTGCAGGTGTAATTATAGCACCACCTAATGCACCACCTAACGCTTGCTGACTTCTAGTACTAAATAAACTTTGTTCATCTACATAACCTAAAGCACCACCAAGACCTCCAGCTACTGCACCAAACTTAGCCATTTGCCAAAGTTTTTTACCCTTTAATACAGGTATTAACCAAGTTACAGGGTCTAATATAGCACCACCAAAATAAGCAGCTGCAACTAAACCACCACCTGGTGCTTGCATAGCTTTGTTTAATCTTCTTTGTTGTTCTTCTAAAGTTTCTTCCATAAAGAAACCTTTTTCTCTTCCAACAAATTGTGATATACCTCTAACAGAATCACCAAGCCCTAATAAAAAAGCCTCCCCAATACCAAACTCTGTTTTAGGATCTCTAGGAAATACCTTAGTATCCATTATATCACCACCTTTTAAATATTTATCATATTTATTTTTAGATGGTGTTTGATCAGGTAATTCTACATCTAATAAAAATTGTTTATTATCAGGTATAGTATCTTCTTTAAATTCATTAGGTTGAGGATTTATACCCTGTAAATATTTATCATATTTTGAAGACACTTTTTAAAACTCTGGTATATATTGTGTTACACCAAGACCTGCAATTTCTTTTAAAAAATCTTGTCTAAGTTGTGCTAATCTTCTTGCTCTTTCACCTTCAGTGTCTGAAATTAAATTGCCATCATCATCTCTAAAAGAATCAGCTGCTTTTATTTGGAAAGCTATTGCCGATGCTGTTTCTATTTCTCTTTCTAAAGGTGCATACATTTGTACTGCTTTACCTTTTGAATATAACATACCATCATTAGCAAGTTGTAATCCTGGAGCATTTTGATTTAATTCAGATGGGTCAGGTGCAGAATCACCAGTTCCTATATTAACTTTTACAGTTGATTTAGGTATACTTATTTTTTCTGTTTTTTCTGCTGCTTCTTTAGCTTTGTCACTTGTCGTTGCCGTAGGATCTATTGCACTAATAGCACCTACATCTTCACTACCAACAACTGTTTGAGTTTCTGCTACTTTATCTCCTGTCTGTGTTCCCTCAGTTGTGCCTGGTTGTAATGCTGTTTGTTTTGCTGTGTCTAACGTTGATGCTTGATTTAAATATCCTTTAATACCAAAATTCTGTAAAGCAAACTCAATATATCTATTTCTTGCATATGCAACTTTACCTAATTTATAACCTGCAGCTTTTGCTTCTTCATATCCATCTAATAATACTTTTGCAGCCTCATCTTTATCTTTATTTTTATCATAGCTAAAAACAAAATCCTGTAAACTATCATTATAGTATTCTTGAGTAAAAGCTCGAATTGCATCTTTAGCTAGGGATGTATGTCTAGTATTATTAAAATCAAATACTTCATCACCTTTACCAGCTACATCAAGTCCTAATAAACCTGCAGCATCTGATGGTGCTGATGGTTGTGGTGATGGTCCTTCAAATGCTTGAGTTAATCTAGCAGTAGCAGTAGCTTCATCTTTTTTACCTAAAGGCTCACCAATATATCTAGCAAGTCCTGTAGGTGCTTCACCTATTAATAAATCTTTAATATTCTTAGTATCTTTTAAAACAGAATCAATATAAGCACCTCTATCTTCTAGTGCAGCTTTTCTAGTCCCTATAAAAGATGTTTGAATTAATTTATTATAATCTTCATCACTAGCTGATTTAATTTTATTAACTATATCTCCAATATTATATTTGTCAGCAAATCTTATTTTAATAGCATTTGCTAAACCTTCTTCAGTGCCTGAATTAAATAAACCCATAGCATCCATACCATCAGCAACTTTCTGGTCATATGTAGCTGCATATGTTCTTTTTAAATCTTCTTGTGCTTTTATTAATGCCTTTTCTTGAGGTATCTCTACTCCTAAAACATGTTTAGAAACATTATCTACAACACTTCCTGCTATATCATCTGATACTCTTTTTTGTCTTTGTAATTCTGTAATTAAACCTGTTGCAAAAGGTACTAAAAATCCATTTGCCATTATGCTGCCTCCTCTGGTTTAGCTAATAAACCTTTTGTTTTTGGTTTGGCTTCTATTGTAGGTTTATCTGAATTTATATTTTCCATTTCTTTAGTTTCTCTAGCTTGTTTTAATTTTAACATATTAGTTTTAAATTCTTTATTACCAGTATCTTCTAAAGACATTTTTAAATTTTTAACTCCAGCTCTCATACCTATAGCTGCTATCATTTCCATTATTGCTTCAGCTAAAGTAAATCCTAAATCTGGACTAAACTCACCTTCCATAAATCCTGCAAATACAATTGTTCTCGCAATGCCTTCTACTGGCATTCCTGACTCTAATAAATATATCATTTCTTCAACTGCTTCAGGGGTTGTAATAGATCTCCATATATTTTCTAAAACAACTTCTGGATCTGTTTGTCTTGGTGGATGTTCCCAAGGATAATTACCTGGTTCATCAGTAAGAGATTGACCTGGTACAGGTGTATTAAACGGATCAAACTCTGGTGGTATTGTATTATCTCCAATTGATTTCATAAGTTTCTATGCCTTTAAGTATGCTTTTGATATTACAAAGTCTTTCATTCTAGCTCTGTTTTCTTTTAATAATTTTTCTGGATCAGATTCTGATATAGCACCAAACGTGCTACCCCTTGCCATAGTTGGTTTAGAAACACCAATTCCTATTTTACTAAATCTTGGTCTGTTTCTTTGTGCTTGATTTAAAATATTTAATGTGTTTTGATATGCCTCCATATAATCTCCAGATCCAGCTTCTAAGAATGCATCTTTAATTCTTTGTGTAATAGTTCTTTCAGATTTAACACCTTTACCACCCCTTAAAATATCATCAGGGTATGATTCTTCTATTGGAGGTCTACCAGTTTTTCTTCTATCTCTATTTTCTGGAAA